GGCATTTTTCCAGAAATGTGGTATGACCATGTATCATCCACAATAGATGCGTGTTTCTGTTCTTTGAATAAAGAAACAGCATCTTTAGAGAACATTGAATACAACGCTAATCTTATTCATGCGTTCAATGTTCGGCAGGCGAATCAGTTTGCTGTAACTGATCGAACGTTGTTGCTCCGCCGCGCATTTTGTTATGCTGCTGGTTTTAGTTTGATGACTTATCTTGGATACCGAGGTTATAAGTCTATCAAGGGCTTCAACTGTCTGGCGACGTTCCAGCGTGGCTTCAAAGCCATCATGGCACAAAATCCCATGAAATTCTTTGGGAACGTCTTTGAACCCGATCTGTGTTTAGTTACGGATCGTGGTATTCTTCCAAGCACGCCAATTCGAGAACCACAAAAAGTACGTGTGGGGCGTAGCGATTACTTACGTCGTGTCCCCGGAAATCGAATACTGGAGGACGGCGTTGAGTATTACCAGGAAACCCGCATAAAATGCAATTGGGCTGGTGAATGCGGTTGTAAAGATGTGAGCAACCGACAGCGTGGTATTCTCAAGCTCGCCAGCATTGCTGGCTTTGAGCCTTTTTCTTTTGCTGGTTGCGAATCTAATATATGGTTTGCTCTACGTATGCGCTTTATGCGTGATTTGCCCAGCATAGATACCACTGCATGGGAGAATATTGAGCCCGAACTAGAATGGGTCGTGTCGTTGTTTCGTCAACGTCGTGTAAATCTAACCCATGATCATTGGTATCATAATTGGGTGAAAGGATTCCCTCTTTCTAAACAGAATAGGATGAATGCGGCCCGTGATGAGCCTTGGCCCATCACTACTCAAACTTTTGCGGCATCCGTGTGCTGCAAGTATGAGATCGGGATATTGAAGGACCCTCTGAAACCACGTGCCTTCTTTCCAAAACCCCCCGATAATCTAGTTCGCAATGGACCGGCTATGAAATTCATTAAAACTCACCTTAGCATTTTAATGAATGGATTAAAAACGCCGTTTATTTTCGGCCCCGGTCACAATAGTTTACAGCTTGGCATGAAGTTTCAGCGTGCCATGGAACGTCGTGGTTTGATGCACGACGATATGGTTTCCGTCGAAATTGACTTGTCGATGTGTGAAACTACAATGCGCGGCCCTTTCTTGGTTTTTGAAGGTGATATATATCGAGCTCTTGGACTTTCTCTCGATGATATTGCTTTCTTGCTTGAACACAAAGAAAGTTATGGCAAAAGTACCCGTAGAAATTTTACTTTCCGAATGCCTTTTTGTCGTGAAAGTGGTACAGCCAACACAACACCGGGCAACACTGTTGTCTTTGCAGGCATGTTGTGGGCCGCATTCCGCAAATTCGGTATTAATGAAACGGAATTTGTGTGTCTTATAGGAGGAGATGATGCGTGCGTATATATTTCAAGATCACGCGTTGAAACCGTACGTCGAGCGATAGATTATGTTGCTTCGTTAGGTCTCAAACCTGAGCCCATTTACCATGACAATATATGGTCTGGGCGTTTCTTCTCCGGACGTATGATACAGGTACGTCGAGTCGGTGACACTTCTTTGTCGTACTGCCACATTCCACTAATAGGACGGTGTGTTGCAAAGAATTTGTGTTGCAAGTACCGTGGTCAGAAGCTCGAACCATGGTTACGTGACGTTTCTCAAGGCCGTATATTCGAATGGGAGCATGTCCCCATACTCCGCCAGATTAACGTAGCAATGCGTGCTAAGTATTCAGCCATCATTGGTATGTGCCGCATTGAAATGCCGTCCCGCGAAATAGACCCATCTAAAACTAGGTTGATTTTCACGGATGAAACTTTTGAACAACTCGCAGTTGTTTATGGCATCACAGTGAGCGATATTGGTGCCACTTGTGAACATATGTCACGACATTTTGCCGGTGACTGGATTGGTCGACCTATAGAGTCTGAAATCCTTGAAATTATGGCTTCTGTAGATTTAGCCTAATTTACTTTAAGCACGAATTCTTGAAATATAGCTTGACAACTACGTGCTTTAAATGTCCCTTGCGGTTTTTCATTACATTTCATTTGAGAAATCACTAAGTTAAAACCCATTGTAATGCCTAAATATTTTAATAGGCGAGGTCGAGGTAAAAATTCCTTGGCTAATAAACCCATGACTAAAAGAGAAGCTTATTGGGCTTCAGGTCGTGGTGCATTTAATCCTGCCCCGCAATTACGTCCTCGTAATAATGCGCAGACTGGTGGGATGTCTGTTCGACGTGGTGGTCCTTCTATTGTTGGATCGATGACTGCACCCGTCGCTGCTTCCAGTATGATACGTCGTATGCCATCATCTATAGATAATATGGCATTTTCGCATAGTGAGTTAGTTACGACAATTTATGGTTCCACCGATTATAATGTCAGCAATCTGTCCTTTCAACCAGGTTTGCCGATAGTATTTCCGTGGCTGTCTCAGCTCGCTAGTTTATGGGATATGTACAATGTTATTTCTTGTACATTCACATATGTACCAACTTGTTCAACCGCTACGCCGGGGTCCATCTTAATCGGTTTCGATTACGATGTTTATGATGATGACCCGATTGATAAATCGGCTTTTATGCAGTTGCAAGATGCTTGCACTGCACCAAGTTGGTCGGCGTGTGATTTGCCACTTAAGTCGCAATCACTTATTAGACGTAAAAACCTATTTGTTAGGTCTGGAACTGCCAGTGGTGACGCCAAATCTTATGATTTGGGTAAATTCATTTACGCGACTCAAGGTCAGAGTAATGATAATCCCATTGGCGATATATACATTAGTTATTCCATACGCATGGCTGTACCTCAACAGGTGCCAGAACCTATTATGGGTTGGGTATTTTTAAATTCCACCCAATTAGATTCCCCAGATGCCACAACACCATGGGGCATTAGCGTATTACCAGGTTATGATTACGGAAAAGTTTCACCTGGATATCCTGAATACGACTCTGTTACCATAAGTAACAATTACGTATTCGGTCGAAGTGGAATTTACTATGTATCTGCACTGTACACTGGTACAGGCATATCAGTTACAACACTTGGTATTACTATCGGAAATACAGCAGATTTTCCTGATGACACAATTCAAACCGTCACCGCAATAAATAATGCGGCTGGAACGAATTGTGTTTGTACCCGTGTTGCCAAGATAACTGAAAGGAATTGGTTGAAGTTCGTTGCTAGCACTGTTACAACAATGACTGAGGTGTATGTTTTGATCATACCAGTCGAGAATTTCACAACTTACTAATTCCGGGTGAACACTCCCCATTATAGAGTGACTTCCGTCCTTCGGGGCGCTTTAATATTTTCCGTCCAAGTTTACTTGGG